TACCCAGCGTTGTAGCATAAGGTTGTTCCAATTATAACCTTTTCTTTTCTTATCTTCAAAGGCTTCTAACAGTCCAACCTTATTTTTGCTACCTTTTTCACGCACACCTGGAAAGGCTGAAAAGATATTATCTGTAGGATCGCCACGCATACATTTCTTAAATAAGATATATTCTGGATCTGGTATCTGTTTAGGTTCTTTAGTTTTCTTATCAATAACACGTTCACCTTTTTTATCAAAGATACCATCTAGAGTATGTAGTTCATCACTGATACCATTATACTGTTTTACATTATCTGCTAGTAGTTGATAAAAGTCTGTGTCGCTTGATACAATAACATGCTCATCGTCTGGATGACTCTGTATCCAACCTGCAATCAAATCATCGGCTTCTAGTTCTTGATGTTGTAAAACTGTACAGTTAGTTTTGTCTTTAAGGAATCCATGTAAATCATCAAAGGCTTCCCAAAATAACCTATCTTCTTCTTGTTCTGCTTCTGTTAACGCATTACGAGCTACACTTCTATTCTTTTTATAAGGTTCATAATAGTCTTTACGCCAACTACGTCCTTCTAAACAGAATATAACATGATTGGCTTCTTGATCTCTCCATGCTTTATTGATACTGCCAAGAGTAACATGTATAGCAAAGGCTACTTTTTCTTCTGAATCTGCCGCTCTATATGCAGAATGTCTTGCTCTAAAGAATGTATTTGCTGTGTCTATCAGTAGATATCTCATAGTTATATTTTACTTTCTTTAAGTTGATTAGTCAATTTAGTTTCTAGGTACTGAGCCCAATACACATGAGCATCAGCACCAAAATGATAACCACCATTTTTTGGTTTAAAATTAAGTGCTTCAAGTTGATGGTAATAAGTTCCTACTGAGTTATATGGGTCAATATAAGAATCGCCCCAATCATACTCTTTAAGTCCTGCAAAACTAGTATAGGTATTAAAAAACAAGTGTGGTATTTCAAAGTTTTCTAATAGTTTGTGTAATTTCCATATTTCCTCGTGCCAGTATTCTTTATTTTGTTCACTGTTAGCATCAATCACCCAATCACGATAGTGTTCACGTACTTCACCAGGCCAAGCAGGATCAGGTTGCATACCAGCAGTAAATTGATAATAGTTTTTATCCCAATAAAATTCTTCTCTTTCCCAGGTAGCCCAGCCAATTATAACAGCTCTAGTATAAGGCCTACCATGTGTTAGATATTGATTGGTTGTTCTTAGTATTCTATCGTTTGAACTAGCACTTTCTGCATCTAATTTAAAGTTTAAGTCGAGACGTTTTGCTAGTAATTGCCCGTAACTGACATAGGCATTGTCTGGATGTGGCATTCTGCCAAAGTTTTTGTATTTAGGATCGTCTTCAGCAAAGCAAAATGTGTTTAGTGCTTCTGCACCTGCTGAATGACTATCACCATTGACATATAATATTTTTCTTACAGTCAAGAAATCTCCGATCTACCATCTCCAAGGTCTTTTGTTTGAGTTCGTTTACTTGGATCTGCTTGTTCTTGTTCCCAATTTTCTAGTACAACATTACGACAAACACTTTTAAACCAATTATCTACAATGTCAGCATCTGTTTTACCTTGATATCCTGCACGTATAAGATTAGCAACAAACTTATCATTCCAATCTAATTCAAATGCACCTTCATTTGGATTAGTATGATCAATTTCCATACTTAGTACTTCTACATATGGTTCACCATCTTTAGTTGCTTGTTCTTTAGGCGTAAGTTTTTTACGAGTCTTTTTAGGTTCTTCTTTTTTAATTAAATTTTTAATCTTATTCCACATATTATTTCCCCCAACTATTGCCCCAAAGATCAACATGCAATCTTGGACTGTAATTATAACCACGTAGCATGGCCTCGTCTGCTACACTAAACTTATTACCATCATATACTTTAACAACACCACCTACTGGCATGATGTATACAACACCTTCAAACCCTGCTTCACGATATGCTTTGACAGCCCGATCTACTTCATCAAAGTCACTGGGCTTTTCTACTACAAACTTAAGATAGGTTGTGCCATAGCGTTCATAGTCTGCTACGATCTCAGGCTTAATAGCATCTTCCCAACTCTCACCACTTGCTGATAGTTTAGCACTGACTGAAAATGTTATGTCACTTTTATGGTCACCGCCTCTATCAAATGCCCAACCTAATAAGTAGTCCTTGAAACTATCGTGCAGTTTCTGTGTACCGTTAGTTTCAAATGTAATGTTTTTTAGATCCTGCATACGAGGATTGTCTAACAAGTTTTCATAACTGCGTTGCCAACCTAGTAATGGCTCACCACCTGTTATTACTAAGTGTACATCATTACCATTATCCTGAACCCACTTGCCATTAGGTGTTAGTTCTAGCAGTCTTTCTACTACTGCTTCGTTCTCTAGCATAGGTGATAAATGTTTAAATCTTGGATCCCATGACGCATAACTGTCACAGCCTGTGTCAACTAAAGGTAAGTCTTCATATCTATTAAATAGTTCTACTTTAACACTATCACGCTCTGCAGACATCTCGCCTCTAGGCATGCCAAAGCCGCCACAGGTAAAGTTACAACCAAATGTACGCAAGAAAACTGAAGGTACACCTACAAATCTACCTTCGCCTTGTGCAGAATAAAATATTTCACTAATCTTTAGTTTCATTGAAAACCTTTCTTTATACAGTATATTATACAGTATTTAGGTCGTTGAGTCAACAACTAGAACTTCTTTTTTTACCTCTTTGATATGATTTGCATATTTAATACGTGATGCATTTGAACCTCTATGATAGAAGTATTGTTTCATTTTTGATATTCTATTTTTTTGCTCAGGATAATCACTATGCTCAAATCCTAAACTTTTGTCAAATTTGATTAGTTTATCTTCAATTGAATATTCATATTCACCTTCAACTAATTTGGCATTGTTATTGAGATAACTATACCAATTGTATTTTGTAGTAAATTGACGTCCTTGTTTTGGATCATAATCTATGTCAATCATTATTTGTCCTAGGTAATAACATAAATCCTTGATACGATCATCACCAGTTTGTTCACTAAAATGTTCGCCTACTCTATGAAAAAATTCTTTAGCATATAACATAATAATAAACATCACATAAGTGTGTGGACTTAACCACATTGGGAATTCTTTAGCAACATCAAACTCTAATCTTTTTGCATCTGGGTTGCCTACTAGTTTATATAACTGTTCAGGCATAGAGCCTAGTTTGTCGTTTAATTTTTCATTGTTAAATTGCTTTTTAACTATAAGTTCTTTAAATATTTGATCATAAAAGGTGCTGGTCGCATATCCATGCTCATCTTTAAGAAACTCTGTTATAACATCAAATCCAACCGGTTTGGCAATACCGCCTAAAGTAGTTAATACCAACATGTCGCACCACTCATAACGATCATATGAGTATGTTTCAATTACGTTTTCAAGTAACATAGTATGTTCATTATGGAAAGAGCGAACGCCATCATCAAACTTAACTCTATTTTTATATCTAAATGGCCAAGTGTATATTTCAAACCATTTTGATCCAATTTTTAATCGTTCTCTTTCTTCTGGTGCGTATGCAGGTGCTTCTGGCAATAGATTCCATATAGCAGGTCTAAAACTTTCTATGTCATGCTGATGAAATAGATCAATTGCTTCTAGAGTACGTTGATAACTGTCACCAGGTAATCCAAGTATTGTTTCAACAAGGATTGGAGCCGGAAACTCTTCACGTAATTTTCTAACAGCAGTAATTTGTTCTTCAAATGGAATATCAACTCTATCAATGTTTTTCTTAATATCAGCATGTGGATTTTGAATAGAAATCTTATAATATGATGTAAGATTATTTTTCATTAATACTCGTTGTATATCAATAACTCTATCTAAATTATGTTTAGCATTTTCAACTGAAATTGCTTTTGGTGCTCCGTATTTCTTTTTGAGTTCTGCAACATGTTCAACGATTTTGATATCATCTTTAAAAATACCAAAGTTAGCATCAGTAAAGTAGTATCCTTCAATGCCATTTCTTGACAAAGTTTCAAGTTCGCTGAATATCGTTTCCATTGGTTTTCTAATAACCTTAGTATATGTACCACCACCCCAATCACAGTAACTACATTTATAAGGACATCCTCTGGTAGACTCATATATACTCATTGAGTTTCGTTTGTCTACAGTTTTAAGTACATGTTCTTGTGCTAGAAAAATATCCTTAGGCCAAACATAATCACGTTTTTTAAGACCAATTTTACTGCGTAACTTTATACCTGCTTTTGGATAATACACTTCTGGAAGTTCTTGTGGTTTTAAGTTATGATAACTATCTAATATAGCTGTCATAACTGGCTCACCGTATACGTCACTAGGAACAACTAGATCAACCCAAGGTTTTTGTTGAAAAAAGTTATTATTGTATTTGATGTCCATTTGAGGACCGCCATATATGATTAGGCAGTTGGGCCAACGACGTCGAATTTCCCTAGCAAGTTCGTGTGCTTCTAAGTGATTCCAGATGTAAAGGCTAAAGCCAAATATTGAAGGTGGATTTTTTTCACATTCTGCTAGAACATATTCCATGTCATGTTCATGAATAAATGGATCAGCCCATTGCCATTCATCAACATTGTTACCGTATTCTTCAAAATATGTTTTAGTACTAAACCATAAGGTAGGAATGATTTGACCACTTACACTGGCTTTTGCCCAAAGATATATATTTTTCTTTGAACTCATATGTGTATTTATTATTCACTTTCCCACGGAAAAACAATCCATTCATCTTTTTCTGCTTTGTTGATCTCAGTAGCATAGTAGTCTACTTCACGTTGAAATCCACTGGATAAATTATCAAACAATACAGCAAACTTAACATTATGCTTTATGTTATTTAATTTCCAATCATTTACGATCCAATTAAGTGTAGCACCAGTGTCGTTAATGTCATCTATTACTAGTATATTTTTGCCTTCAGAAGCATCATCAGCTAAGGTCCAATCATGATCATTATCATCTGTATGATCTCTAAGACTGACTTTTAATGCTTTCATTGGCACATCAATTTTGTGACTGACTAGCACGGCTGGAATTAATCCACCTCTTGTTAAGCCAACAACAATATCAGGTTTCCATCCATCTTTATACATAGAGAAGAGTATGTGATTAACATACTCCTCTATATTTGTCCATGTTACAAAACGCTTTTCAATTGACATATTAAAAGTCCATTTCAAACATAAATCCAGCAACGTTGTTATCAACGCCTTCTTGATTTAAGTAGTTCATTTGATGTTCAGCAAATCCAGTAAAACTTACATTTGATGTACCTTTACCCATTTTAACTTCTGAACTATTAAACTTATAGTAAGTACCAAAGTCATACTCTTGAACTTTAGACGCCATATCAACTTTGTGATTTTGATTAACCACTTGTCCATTAGCATTAAATCCAATTGGCACACTAACGTTCATTGTACCACTGCTAACTGTTACTGGTTGACTTACTGTAAAGCCCACTGAATGCTCATCTTTAGTATAATCAATACCTGTTGACCAACTGTAAGTTTCAGTATCACTAATACCAGTTACAAAGCCTTTTGATGTTTGATCTACTTGTGTATAACCCATCCAGTAGTTA